AAAAAGGTTATCAAAAAACCTAAAAAACAATACACGAAAAACACAGCATTAAACGAAGTATTGAATAACACTAAACCATTAGGAACATCAGACATTGATGAATATCCAACATTAGGCGGAGGAGTGTTAGGTTCTGACAATATGGCAGAAGTTTTAGGATATGGAGATTTAGGTAGAGGACAGAATAAGGAAAGAGCGAGAGAAATGGCGGCAGTTGATTCAATCAAGAAAGCTGGTGTTTCAGTAGACGCGGTGCCTGAAGATGTGCAAAACGCACTAACTCGTGATTATTCTGGACTAATGAAAGCTATGGATAAAAAGAAAAAAGGCGAAGGTAATTATAGACCATAATGGCTAATGTAAGAGAAATAGATAGAAATGATGATGTATTTGTAGGAATAAAATTTCCATTATCTTATGGATTAAATGGATTTTTCTTTCAATCAAAAACCGTTAGAGAACAATCAAAGTCAAATTTGAGAAACTTGTTGTTAACAAGTCCAGGTGAAAGAGTTATGCAACCAACTTTTGGCAGTGGACTTAAATCATTTTTATTTAGTCAAAATACAGAAAATGTTGGTGAACAAGTAGAAGCTATTATTAGAGAAGCTACATCAGTTCAATTACCATACATTCAAATAGACGAAGTTTTATCAGAAGCTTCTGGAAATGTTGTCAATGTTCAAATAACATACACAACAACATTTGACCCGAACGCCCTTGACACATTAATATTAAATTTTGAATTAGGAGACTTATAATGCCTACTACTAACTTAGACCAAGTAGATTACGGAACAAACAAAAAGATAGTTAAAAAAGAAGTTAGTTATCTTGGTAGAGACTTTTCAGATATAAGAAACAATCTTATTGAATTTGCAAAATCTTATTTCCCATCACAATACAACGACTTTAATGAAGCATCACCAGGTATGATGTTCGTTGAGATGGCTGCGTATGTTGGAGATGTATTAAATTATTATGTTGATAATCAATTTAGAGAAACATTATTAAATCAGGCAGAAGAAAAGAAAAATGTCTTAGAGATTGCACAATCATTAGGATATAAACCTAAATTAGCTTGTCCTTCTACGGTAAAAGTTTCATTAACGATAGATGTTCCAGCTAAAGATTTAGGTAGTGGTGTTTATCAAGCTGATTTAGATTACGCTGGAAAACTTGAAGCGGGTAGTGGTTTCTTATCTACAACAGGTGTAAGATTTAATTTATTAGATGATGTTAATTTTAAAACATCAAGTTCATTAGACCCAATGGATGTAACCGCGTTGGAGCCAGCTTCTGGTAATATTCCTACTAATTTTAGATTAACAAAAACAGGTCTTGCAAAATCTGGCGATACTAAAACAGAAACTTTTACTTTTACAAATGCAAAAAGTTTTGATAGTATTGTTTTAGGAGAACAAAAAGTTACAGAAATAGTTTCAGTAACCGATAGTAATGGTAATAAATTTTATGAAGTTCCTTTCTTAGCACAAGATACAGTGTTTGAATCAGAAGAAAATACAAGTTTAAATGACCCGAGTTTATCATCATACAAAAATGATACACCATATTTGTTAAAACTAATCAAGACTGCCAGAAGATTTACAACAAGAGTTCGTGATGATAATAGAACTGAAATAAAATTTGGTAGTGGTGTTAGTTCTAATCCAGATGAAGAGTTAATACCAAGTCCTGATAATGTTGGTTCATCTTTGGGTTTTGGTGTTTCAAGATTAGATGAGTCTTATGACCCAGCTAACTTTTTACAAACAAGAACATTTGGTTTAGCACCAAGTAATACGACATTAACCATAACTTATAGGTATGGTGGAACAATAGAACACAATATACCAGCTGGTTCTTTAACTTCTTTGTATAACACTACCTTTACAAACTCAACAACAGGTTTAGTTTCTTCAACACAAACTACCGTAAATGATAGTTTAAAAGTTGTTAATTTAGAAAGAGCAACAGGTGGAGCGAGTGAAGAAACACTTGATGAAATAAAACTAAATGCATCAGCATTTTTTAACGCACAAAACAGAGCTGTTACAAGACAAGATTATATTACAAGAGTTTATTCTTTACCACAAAAATATGGTAATGTAGCTAAAGCGTATATTGTTCAAGACGAACAATTAGAACAAGAGGGACAATTAGAGGTTGTGGACGGAGAGGTTCGTAGAATAAAGTCCATAGATGTCATACCTAATCCACTAGCCTTGAATATGTATATGTTAGGATACACATCTGACGGAAAACTAACAAGACTAAACGAAGCTGTAAAACAAAATGTAAAAATATATCTTTCACAATATAGAGTATTGACAGACGCAATAAATTTAAAAGACGCTTATATTATTAATGTAGGTGTAAGATTTGCAATCACGGTAAAAAGAGGATTCAATAAAAACGAAGTATTATTTAAGGCTATACAACAAGTTAAAAAATTCTTTGAAACTAAAAAATGGCAAATAAATCAACCAATCGTATTAAGTGATATAGCTTATGTAATTGGATTAGTTGATGGAGTCGTTACAGTAGTTCCACCACAAGATAATAATCCAAATAAAAATCTTGTAGTTATTGAAAATAAACACAAAGTTGCAGAAGGATATAGTGGAAATATCTACGATACAGATGCAGCTACAAGAGACGGAATAGTCTACACTTCATTAGACCCAAGTATATTTGAGGTTAAATATCCTAATGTAGATATTGAAGGTAGAGTAGTAGGAGATAGATAATGCATTATTTTGAATTTAATAAAAGAGATGCAACCATATATTCAGGTGCAACCACATCATCAAGAAACACAGGTTTAGATGAAATATTAGAAATTAATAAAGAAGTTGCAGAAAACGGAACGGTACAGAATATATCAAGGATATTAATTGACTTTGATTATTCTTTTATTTCCCAGTCCATACAAAGTGGTAAAATACCTTTGTCAGCAAAATATTATTTAAATTTATTTGACGCAACATCACAAGAAGTAGAGGCGGAACAAAATGTATTTGTGTATATGGTTAGTGGTAGTGCTTGGAAACAAGGAACAGGAAAACTCGACCACAATCCCGTAACACAAGACGGAGTAACATATCAATACCGCGACCACGAAAATACAACACCTTGGGTTACAGGCTCAGTATTGACTGACGGAGGTGCTTGGTTTACAGGTAGTATGAACGGACAATATTCAGTAAGTGCTTCATACGGACTAACATTTGATAAAAAAGATTTAAGAGTAGATGTTACGGACTTAGTAAAAAACCACATCTATTCAAGTTCATTATTTCCAAATAGAGGCTTTTTAGTCAAGAGAGAATCACTATACACAGGTTCAAGTGATTTCTCATACAATCCAGGAAGTGATACAACAAAAGATGAAAGTAGTTCTGATAGATTAGGAAACCTAAAATACTTTGGTAGAGAAACACATACAATCTACCCACCTAAATTAGAAGTAGTTTGGGACGATAGTTCTTGGAATACAGGTAGTTTATCAGCACTAAGTTCAACAGATTTAGAAAGATTAAAAGTTTATTTTAAAAATTTAAGAACAGAATATAAAGAAAAATCAGTAGTAAAATTTAGAGTTGTCGGTAGAGAGTTATATCCTACAACTGCTTTTGATACGACACCAGCAGAACTTACTGTAAAATATTTACCAAGTGCATCTGCTTTTTATGAAGTAAGAGATGCAGAAACAGAAGAAGTAATTATTCCTTATGGTAGTGGTTCTAAAATTAGTTGTGATACAACAGGTAATTTTTTCAATTTACAAATGGACGGATTACAATCAGAAAGAAATTATCGTTTTTGTATTAAGGTCGTAAGTGGTAGTGGAACAACAGACGAACAGATAAATTTCTATGATGATGATTATGAATTTAGAGTGGTGAGATAAAATGCCTTATTTACCTTCACAAGCGAGATTGAAGTCAGACGCATACCAAAAAATTCTTGATGCGGATATTACAGAACAAGACGAAAAACTTAGAGACTTGATTGCAAAACAACAAGTGTCAGGTTCAGTTGATGCAAATAATCCAACAAGAGATGAAGACGGATTTTTGGTTTCAATAGAAGACCCAAGAAATCCAGGACAAGCTGCAGAGGGTATTACAGAAAGTGTTCGTATTGAAAACAAACAACAATTTTTCAACGATAGATATTTAGGAAACATTAATCAAACTTTCTCTCACTTTACACCACCAAATGATGTTGATGTGCCAAATGATGATGATATTGTAGATGCTGTTGAAGAAGTAAAAGCTGCAGCTGATTTAGGTGAAACAACAGACCCATACAGACCAATTATTGTAAAATTTATTGATGAAGTATTAAGAGAAAAAAGTTTAAAATCTTCACAAATAAAAGCTTCGTCAAAAATATTTTTTACAGGTATAAATGTTGATGGTATTGAAAGTATTGATGAAAATATATCAAATGATAAATTAAATTCTTTGATTGCAAAAGTTATTTCTGCATTTCCACCAGGTAAGAAGAGAGCTATGACACTTATTGGGTTTGTGAAACAAATAAAAACTTATCAAATAGATTTAAAAATCGCATTAGATTTACGAGATTACGCAACTATACTAAGAGATTTTATTTTTACAAATAAAACTTTAAGAAGATTTTACAAAGAACTTGGATTGCCTGAAACCTTTACTACACAAACAGGAACTGAGTTCAATATTATAACACCACCAACACTTACAGAAGAAAACGGACAAGTGGTATCAACAGATGACGAAGAAGAATTAAGAGGTAAAGGATACATTATCTAATGGCTAGAGAATACGGATTTACACAACAAGAAAAAGACACTTATTACTTAGGTAAGAGAGTTTATAGTAGTTGGGGTCGTGATGATGACAACGATTATATAGCGGCTTTTGTTTATAGTGTTCCTGGTGATGTATTACTAAAAACATTGTATATTCCGAGAGAAGATGTTTCTTTTTCTAATGAGGGATTTATTGATATAAACATAGGACAACATCTAAGAAACTTCGGTTATACTGACGGAGAGTATAGAGTTGTGTATAAATTTTTAAGACGAGTTGCTGGTGTTGATGCAGAAGTTTTTGTTGATGATGAGGGTAATCAATGGCTTGATGAAGTTGAAACAAAGGAAATAAACGGAGAAACAAAGTATTATACTTCATCACCACAACCTGGCATTGACGAACAAGACACCACACTAAAAAAAGAATTATTTATTAAAGACGCTAAATATTTTATAGATGGAATATCACCAGATAGAACAGAAGTATTAGTCGAAGTAGATGAGAATATTCAGAACGAGGAAATGCGTGAGGACTTTCAAACTATGGGTAGAACAATAGAATACAAATCTATCAAAACAGACGAACAAGGTGGTATTAAATTTGACCAAAAAAATCCATACATATTAGAATTTGAAATAGATGAAGAGGATAGAGGATTCACACAAAATATGGTAGGTGGAGAATTGATTATTCCTAATTTATACAAGTTAGATGGATTTGAAGAATTAGATAATGACGACGCAATCGTAGATGAAATTGACGAACCAGATTGGTCGCCTTTTCCTGACGATTCACCACCACCACCAGATTTACCAGATGAACCATTTGAAGAACTTGAAGTGGAAGTTGGAGACCCATTAAGTCCTGATGGCGGTTTAGGAGGATTTAGTTAATGCCAGAATATTCAGAAAGTCAAAGAAGTTTCGAGAGAACTGAAGGAGAAACACAAGGTCAGGCAGATTTTCGTGCAGCTACCGCTGCGACATTAAGTAGGTATGGTAATAGAATAAACCTACGAGGTGCAATGAGAAATGCATACATTGAACCACCAGTGACTGCACCTGGTGAACAAGGTCCAAGACCCATTGGTTTTTTAAGAGACTCATCATACTTTGCAGACCA